AAAGCACCTAATATACATTAGGTACTTGAGCCTCTTCCTTATAATTGATGGACATACATTGTCTGAACAGGGTTATGCCCTCCCCTTCATTCAGTACTATAAATATTTAGTGGGGGGACTGCTGTTAAAGGAGACCACCGTATATATTGATATATCAATGTTTTTCAGTGTTTTTGACCATATTATTTTTTCTAATTTCACCTTATAATAATCTGTAAAAAATAACAAGTATTATGTTCTAATTTATAACTGAATATCTATATTTTATTCTCACAAGTTAAAATTAACAATCCGCTCTTACTTAAATCTTGATTAAGTACAGTCCACGTTTTCTCAATCACACTAAAATCCTTACCGCTTGCAAATAAACTTCTATTTATTTCATTATCCTGTACAATAACCTCAATCTGATTATTCGGTAATATAATAGGTTGATTAAAATTAACTGAAAATGATTTATTGTCGACTATTGCAGCAATATAAAAATCTTCCCCTTCTATATATTCATATATAGGCTCTCCAGTGTATGGATTCTCACCAATTTGAATTTCTGTAGGCTCGCCTTTCATCTTAATAGTAGCATTCAGATGTCTAATAAGAGTTTTATACTTACTGCCACGTTTTGTAATGGATTCAGTAATAGAAATATACTTCTCACCTTCTAATGTAACTATATCGCCCCTAGAAACTTTCTGTAGGCTATGTATGTATCTTTGTTCATATTCATCAACTGGTGGGTTTGTTACGATTACATTTATTTTAGCGTCATTTACGATTACACTTTGTCCTGCTGAATCAAATATGTATTGTAAATCTTCTATATTATATGTAAACATTGTTTACCTCTCCTTTCTCAATCAGCAAACAACATAAAGAAGTTAGATTCATTTTGTAATTGTTCATCTGTTTTCAATGTGCGAATTTTACGTTCCAATTGATCTATGCGTGATTGAATCGAATCACTAAAATCAGATACGGTCATATCATCAACTTTAACTGCTTTCATTCTAGTTACATCATTTGCAATACTTTCTAGTACAGATAAAGCCGATTGATAGATACATTTCTTATTGGTTGCTGATTGTGGGTTATATTCATCAAATGGTTGTAAGTTGTTTTCTTGTAAATAGATTGATAGTTCATCCTGTTCAAGTTTTACATTTTTAACTTCTAATTCTAAGCGTTGGAGATTATTCAAGTTTAATCATTCCTTTCTATAAAATAAAAAGACACCCGATTATTCAGGTGCCTTAACTTCTTTTATTTATAATAGTTTCAATCATATCAATAATATAAGTTAACTTTCCATTTACTTCTTTATCATTAGCATTCATTTTAGATTCAATCTCATTAATACGATTTTCAAAAAATCCATGATTACTAATTATTTTATCGTACCACTTTCTAAAATCAATGTTTTCTAAAGTCCCAACAATAGATTCACACTCAGCACACCTTACAAATGCAATTGTTTTATTTGTTTCCGTATCAACGGAAAATGTTTCATTTTCGCATTTAGGACACTTTGACATACATCTACCACTCCCCACCAAATATTTGCTTACAATTACAATATTCGACAAATAGTGGTAAAGTCCTGCATTATATAAAATTACTACTCCTGTATAGTAGTTAAGATTCCATCTTCAAAATAAAGATATTTATATCCATCATATACCCACTGCTCATTTGTACCATCGGCATTGGTTGTTTTATTAATATCATTAGGTCTACCCCAACCTTCTGTTAATACTTCTTCTTTAGTCATACCAATGGAAACAGGTTGAGGATTACGAGTTCTATAATCTGTGTCAATTTTTAATTGTATTTGTTTACCTTCTACTTTTTCTTGTTCTAGTTCCTCCTCATATAAATCGGAGTAATATTCTTCTTTTTCAGTTGAAATTTTTTTCACTTTTTCAATCTTCTCTTTGAGTTCATCAGGAATGTATTTCACGAATTTTAAATGACGTAAAACAGTATCATATCTCCCTGAAAGTTCACCATTGCTGTAGTTTTCACCATTTTCACTTATATCCTTATATGTTTCTAATGCACTGGCTAACCAATTGTAATCTATTTTCAACCTACCCTCATTACTTTGAGTTTTTTCTTTTAAAGTATCGTAATCCTCATTTAAAACTAGTTGTATATATTCTCGTTCTTCTTCTGTGATTTCACGGGTGTATTCATTTTTAGTGACTTTGGTATTTGCTTTTTCTGATAATTCATTATTAGAACCGCATCCAGTTAAAACTAAAGTAGCCACAAGTAACATAAATACCCTTTTCATCCATATCCCCCTATAGACGTTATGGTTAAATTATTGAAGCATTGTGATTTTTTCTAATTTGTATGTTCCATCTTCACTAATAAAATTAACTTCATATCCAATAAAACCACCTACCGCTTGATTTTGATACCTCGTAATTAATCCACCATCTTTTTTCAGAAACATTCCCTTTTCAACTGTCCAATCCGCCATATCCTTATGACTATTTTGAACAATTTCATTCGTCCTTTCTAATTCTTCGTACCAATTAACAACCCTTTCATAATCTGTTTTAGATACAAATGAACCGTCAGAAAGAATTTTTTCTATTTCTGAATATGCTAGATCCTTCTTTGCAGTTTCCCAAAGGTATAATTCAGCATCTTCAACGCTTTCAAATTTAACAATTTCTTTAATCTCTTCTTTTGTAGTGACATTATTCGATGCATTTGAACTACATCCAGACAAAACTAAAATAGCCATAAATAATATAAATGCCCTTCTCATCCTATATTCCTCCCATATACTTTATGGTAAAATTTTACCATAAAACCATAAAGAGGAATATGTAATCTTTCACAATTATGATAAATTACAAATATACGAGCAAAATTAGAAAAGGCAACTAAAGGAGTTATGAATAATGAGTGAATTAAAAACGATTACTATGACATTCCAAGGTAAACCAAGTAAAGAAGCGATGAAAAATTTTGCTTCCATTGTAAATGAAGTATACGACAAAACTAAATTAAAGGAATTAGAGAATAAAAGATTGGTTAGTGAAAATGATAAATCTGAGCAATAAATTAAAACTATAATTATGAACTAACAACTAAAGGAGTAGTACATGTGAGTGAATCAAAACAATCTGTTAAAAAGACGAAAAAGGCAAAAGAATTAAAAGTAACTAAAGTGGAATTTTCAAATAAATTTACACTAGAAGAGTACTTTATGAAAGAAGTAAATATCCTATTACAAAAGTATAAATAGAAGTATAAATATCATAAATTTTTTATTCTAGTGTGTGTAAAGCGATATGTTAGCGACCTCAATTTCCAATTTAGGGTATCGAGTATCCAAACGAATCACCCATATAAGGGTTATTATCAGTACAACTCATCAAATAAAAGAAAAATTTTATGCGAAAATATGTATTAAACATACAACAATTTCAGCATATAATCATAATTATGTGCTGAGTTAAGTTTTATAGACCACCAATAAACCTTTATATACCAACGTTTTATAGACGTTATAAAATGATGTCTACTAAACGATATACATTATTTTATACATTGCCTATAAATCAACGTTTTGGGCTATATAATAGGCTTTATATGATGATAAATATTGCATAAATAATTAAGGTCAATCTGAATTACTATTCACCCTCTAAACTGGAAATCCAACACATAACCGATTAATGGACTGTGATATAAATTTTTAAAAACGAGTTAGGTGTCGGTTTGGTCGACACCTTTATTATTTATAATCCCCCTGCCGTCATAACATGTGCGTGCGAGGTGATATACACTTTACTACACTAAAGCCTTGATACATCTACATTTTCATTAAACCGTTACTCCTTCACCCTTCTTATTATTATAGCTTAATGAATCATCATTTATAGTATCTACTTGTACTGTACCTGTCCCCTCATTCATAATCCGATTTAACTCGAACTGTACATCCGTTGTAAATGGAGAATCTTCTAAAATTCCTTCTAAACTAATAGCACCCATCTCACGTAACGTTTTCATATTGTCGATAATCTCTTTATCATTTGAAGGAGTCGCATAAGTAAATACCAAGTCCAATGAATCAAACTCATCATCCGTAAACGATATATTTCTATATCCCTCTAACAATCGTCTAATTTTATTGAATTTCTGCTCCAAGCCTTCACGCATGAATTGTTCATTCATTCCTGCCTTAATCGTACTCAACTGGAATAATAGCTTAATACTAACTTCTGACAGGTTACTTATATCTGTCTTATTCATTGATACGGCTGGTGTACTTGATACATCTAATAAACTTTGTAGCAATGTCTTATAAATGGTTTCAAATGATTTATAATCTAATTGACTGTTTACAAACTTTGCATCTGCTCCATCATCTAAATTGATACCTTTGCCAACTACAGAGCTATCAATATTTTGCCCCTTCAATGTTTGCCCCGACACAATAAATAGTGGATCAATAAACTTGTACGTTGCGTCCATATATTTTGATAATAAGTCTTCAAGTCCATCAAGAATACTAATCCAATCATCTAGTTCCGATTTACCTTGTGTCTCGTCCATTTCATTATCATTATGATATATAATAGGTAATCCACTGAGAGAAGCGTATCGCTCCCTTAATTTCATTTACCCACCTGCATCTGAATATTTCTCTACGGTCTTATCTGTAAACACTGTGTAATAGCTAATACCATCAACTATATAAGCTTCCACAACTGCAATGAGATTCTGTTCATGGTCATACAATGGATAGAACTCACTAGGATCAAGTATCTTACTTTTAATCACACCATTATCAATATATAAGTATTCCGCACACATTCCGTATTTCAAAACCTTGTCAAGTAACTTTATATTGGTGCGGTCAAATTTAGCCTTCTTATTTACTTTTGAAAATTCTTCAATAACCTTCTTATCACCTGTCAATGTAACTGGATATTGTAGCAAATAAGCCTTTTGAAAATTCAATAGGGTCTTAGCATATTGCAATACAATCTTTCTTGGATGAAACTCCTTGCCGTTATATTTATACGATTGACGTTTTAAGATAGCATGGCTGCCATTCAAATATTCTTTTTTAGCTACTACATCTTGCACACGTTGCTGATTATGTATTTCATTAACAAATTCAACAAACCAATATGGATCGTTATACTTTTCTTTTATGTATTGTTGTAATGTACTCAATCTGATTCCCCCTTTAACTGTGAGATACTCTCACTGTTTTTAAGCTCAGACACAATGTCCGACTATGTGACATCTAGTCACTTGGTTACACATACCACTTACCAATTTTCCTTGCTTGTATTGATAATGCTGTAGAAATTACTAAGTCATCATGATTCTTATCACCTTTTTTATTCCCCATTGAACCATTAGCATTTTCAACAAATAATTGGAATTGCTGTAATGTCTCCCTACATTCAACTAACATTAATCCCTTCTCGAAATTCTCCTTTAGGTCACTAATAAGTACGCTCTTTGAACTGGCTGTTGTCGTAAAGCCAAGTTGCATTTTTTTCTTACCTGTACGCTGATCGAATAATTTTTGCTTATATAAATTGAGATAAGAATAATCTTTCCTTAAACGTTCTAACACTGGAAGCCCATAACTATTCCTTTCAATGGCAAAGAAACAATAGTTGTACCACTTGCCAATACAATCAATAATCTCTGCAAACTCATATACTGGCACTCTATTATTATAAAAACTCAATACTTGTTGCCCTTCTTCATTGAATATAGAAATAGTTGAATAATCATTCCCTCCACCGCTGGCACTATCACAACCTCCATAATATTTAACTCCACGTTTTGGAAGGTAAAATAGCTCTAATCCTTTATTGATAAACTTATGTAATAATTCAGGTACACCCTCTACAATTTCATTTTTCTTGTATGGCTGCATTGCACTATTCAACCTGTCTAATACTGTAGTTTGGTCAAATACACTGCTTCCAGTTGAAATAAAGGACTCTAAAATATTTGAAGGGTACTCTTGTTGAAACTCCTGTAATGTCATGTCAAGTAACTTGTACTTTCTCCACATGATAAAACGTAAATTACATCCTTTTTCATACAGTAACTTTTCATCAGGTTCTAAATCCTTAACAGATAATCTAGCACCCTTATTATTGTCTTTATACCAAGTTTCTGCTTCATCATGCTCAAATTTGAATTGCTTCTTATAGAGGTCATGATAAAAGGGAATAAACATTGTTTTATACTTAGAATTACCTTTCATACTTGCCATTGTGAGTTTGTAGAAATTGTTTGAAGTGCCGTTGGAGGTTGTTTCAATGGTTAAAACACTATGACTACCTTTTGCTAAAGATTGTTCGGCTGAAAGTAATTGCATCTCCTGACGATCATAGAAAGCATATTCAGATAAATGAATCCAACTGTATGTACTACCACGACCTATACTTTTATTTGAAGCAACTAAACATGTAATTCTTGATCCATTATCAAATAACAATTCATCTCGATTATCACGTTTCACATTAGGGAATACATCAGGATATTTATCTCTAGGTAACCAATCATTCATTGATTTTAGCTTTTCAAATAGTGCCTTAGATGAATCTGATTTATACGAAACAATAAGAATATTTTCATTTTCATTAGTAACGGCTCTCCAAAGTGCTTTTGCGACTGTATAAGTTGAAATTCCGCCTTTGACGTGCTTTAGAAACATTCACAAAACGATTTTTTTCCATCAAGTCCTCTAATTCTAATTGTGCTGAATTAAGTTCAAACTTTACCTTCTCATTGTTATTATCAACAATATAAATCATGTTCTTCGCAAAAAGAGAAAATGAATTGAGTACCTTATTTAATTTTGCTGATTTTGTTCTAATAGGCATGTAACCACCTCCAAACTCCATAATTAAAAAAAGAGAGATACACAAAGTATCCCTCTCACATCAAATGAAACTTATAGTTATTCAATTAATCAAAGTTAATTCGCTTAAAATCGCTCTCAGCGACATCAATCCAATACTAAGTCATCATCTTCCTCTTGTTCATCCTCTACAGTATCGAAAGTTTTGGCTGCAAGTTTAGCGTTTTTCTGTATGTCAGATTGCAGAGTTAAAAATAAACGAATACTCTTTTCTTCACCTTTTTTAGCAGAATCAGTCACAACTTTATAAATTTCCTCAAAGTCACTTGCAATCCTACTTTCCATCAGCAACATGACTAATGATTTATATTGGCTTGTACGTTCCCATTTAATGAAACTATCGAGTGTTTGCATTTGGACTTCTTTAAGAAATTGTTCCTTTGATTTCTTCCCATTATCACGTTTAAATCTAATATCATGTTTCCATGTGAAATAGGCTTTCTTTTTTGCAGGTAAGTGATCCAACGCATCATAAATATTCATATTTCTCACCTGCCTTATCCAATACGTTTATCATTTCTTGGCAAAGTTTAATTTGTTGTTCATTCAATCTAATAAATTTTTGTACATTCTCCTGCATGTCTGATACATTATCCTGTAATTTGTCGATTGTTTGAATTGAATCGTCACAAATCACACGAATATCCTCACATACTTCTTTAATCGCTTGTTTTTTAGTTTTAAATAATTTCATAATAGATTCCCTCCTGATTAAATTTGTGAACAGAAAAAAGGAAGGTCAATAATGACCCTCCCAGTAGCAAAAACGAATAAGTTATATTTTCGCACTATACTTAATATAAATTTGTAAATATAATTACTAAATCGAATAAGTTACATTCTTGCACTATATTTAATATATTATGTAGTGTAAATTTATAACTTATTCAATTTAAACTTATAATTCACATATAATATAATCTGACAGTTTAATCACCTATATTATATGTAGTGCAAATTTATAACTTATTCAAAATGGTAATAATTCTAGTGGAAAACTTTCTTCTTTTTCCTCTTTCTGTTCTTCTAATAATTTATAGTATTCCTTCGATTCCAAAACTTTCATTTTTTCATATTCAACCGGTTGATCTGTGAACGATTCAAATTCATTTGTTATGTATGAGTTTGCTTTTCGTTTATAATCTTCCATCGCTAAACAGAAATATTCTTGATTATGTACTCCCTCTACCATCTTATATTGTCTTATGATAGAAAGTGAATCTGCCATTGTACGATATGGTAAACCTGTCTTTTCCGCTAATGTTTTCATTGGAATATCATACGCTTCATTAAATATTTGATTGTTCATTTTCAGGAAAGAATACAAATAAAACCCTGTGCATCCTATTTTATCGTTATTCATACAGTACATAAACACTTCAAAAGGAATGAGATGTGTATTATCAACCTCAAAGAATGTTCCCCACTGCTCTACATTTCCTTCTTCATCATATGTTCTTTCAAATCCCTTTACTGGATATTTAATTGTATATTTTCTACTAACCTTACTTTTTATATCTTCTTGAAAATATTCATCCATATCACTAAGTAAAGTAAATTGTAAGCCTTCATCATCGGATAGCTCCCAAAGAACAGGGAAATCTTTTACAGTTTCAGTATAGCCCATTATGTCCAGTAATCCATTTTTCTTAAATATGTAATCAATTCCTTTTGTTTCTGGATTGTAGCCTAAAATTTCCTTTATTTGCTTATTGTCAATTTGAAGTTCCCCATACTTAGCATGACGATATAACCAATTAACTAAGTAGTAATAAGAATAGGCTACTGGAATATGCACACCTTTTTTAATATTGTTCTGTAAATCCTCAAATATCTCATTAGGCATAAATACATTTGATTCTTTTTCATTAAATTTCAATAGGTCTGTGATTTCTTGATATTTCATTTGATTTCCTCCTAGATTCATAAAATATTAGAATATTGATTATTTAGATAATTCTTTATACTCATCAATGGCTGCTTGTAAAGATGGTGTCTTGTAAAACATGCTGAATGTCTTGTCAGTAGTTGGATTTTTCGCAACTGTAATATAGTCAATCCCCTTTACATCATGTAAAAATGTGAAAAGTTTCGGGTTGTAGCAGAAAAAGAAATTTGATTTAGTCATATCGCTTTCCTCCTAGATTTATTATAGTCAAACATGGTCAAAAGGTCAATAATGGTCAAACAGTTAAAAGAACCGTGAAATTAATCACGATTCCTCTTTTGGATTGTATGTAAATGAAGCATTTTTCTTACTCGTATAAGCTAGTGATATGATATTTTCAGGTAAACGATTTTCAGTAACATCAATATATCCACGTTTACACCGTTTGATTAATTTGAATTGATCGTCAGGTAGACCAATTTTCCACTCTAAATGGGGCCGTATCGCCTCAAAATTAATATTAGATTCAAGATACCCTTCTTCATTAATACGAATTTTGCTATTGAGTCCATAATATTCTTGTAGATTATAAAAATAAGGCTTGTTTCGTTGATCTAAAATGTCGACCAATTCACCAAAGCCTAAATCTTCTAACCAATCTGTATGTATTTTTTTGAAATGTGGTTTGTCTGAAAAATGTCCAATGAAGCTAGAGTCCACTGCTAGAATAATTTCTTTACCAATTTGTGTTTTCGGGAGTGGAATATCATAGTACGCCATGAGGAGCATTAATGTACTAAAAGGATATTTCTTATAGTAATTTTTATCTGCGTTTATCCCTTTGTATACGTTTAAATTAAAACAATAAGGATTATGCGGACTATTATAATATTGTTGGCTAAGGTGATTGTCAAAACAGCGAACCTTTTTTGTAAAAGCCATATCAACCCCTATGATTGGATTTCCTGTTTTCTCAATACGATAGAAGCTTTCAAAGTTGTAAAAATAGTTTACCGTCCATAAACTATTAGTCATTTCTTCTAGCAGGTTGCAAGACAGCGAACTATCACTATCGTCACCAAACATTAAATCATGTTCTAACATTGTATCATTCGTCCATTTTGGAGCTTGTTCTTTATAATATTTATTCATCATAATAAAGAGTGAAGAATTACATATCCACTCCTTGCCAAGTACTAACGATACTATTTATATAAGTACCTCCTTGAACCCATTAAGGACACAAGGAGAACTTGCTATGTATTTATCTTCACAAATCCACCTCTACTTTCGATTATTTTTCATCTATAAATTTTTTGTATTTTAATTCCATAGTCTCTTTCATATCTCTATGTCCACGTTCATATTTACTAATGAAGCTAACTGTAACTTGTAAATATTCTGCTAGTTCTTTTTGTTTAATGTTCTTAGCTCTACGTTTTAAAAGGTAATCATCCCTTTCACTCATTAGAAAAAATCCTCCTTCAAATCCTTGATTAAACAAAAGAAGGCTCGGAATATTAATCCGAACCCTCTTAATGATTATTTTTTAAACAATTTCAAAACTTGCTGCTGCTTTATCATTAAGTAGGTTTACACCTGCTTGTGTTTCTAAGAATACAGATTGTTTAGAGCCACTTACTGCTTCCACTTGTGCATGGAATGGAATAAGAATTGGCATCTCTAAATAGTCAGGATTTACTACAAACATTTTGTTATTTCCTAATTCTTCACACAATGCAAATCTTACTGTTCCAAAAGTTGTGATATATTCATCAATGTCAAAGCCAAGGAATTTATCTTTTGCAAAATGTTGTACTACCCCTGTTTCATTCAATGCTTTTTTCATACGAGCAGGAAGGAAGCAAATAAGATTATCAGATACCCCTGCATCATAAAGTTTACCAATCATTTCCTCAAAGGCATCCCCGGTTAAGGCACCAGTTACTTTGTGATCTGCATTAATTTGAGTAAGAATACCATCAGTTGTATATGTACCTGTTACAGAATCATAACTCTTTGTTCCATGTAAAAAGCGATTTTCAATTCTACGTTTAATTGCCTTTGATTTCTTATCAACTTCATGAGCCAATAAATCAGAGATTCCTTTTGCTGTAGAATATTGAGCCGTATTTGTAACACTCGCTAAGTTAGCAAAAATCTCCAAATAATTATCTCTTGGTGCTAATGTATCTTTCTTAAATTCTGGTGCGTTTCCACCTTCTGCAAGCGTAACTGCACTATCTGCAATTTCTTCTGTAATCCAATGTACTTGAGGTGATGTAGCTTTTACCGTCTTACTTAAAAGAAACGTTGTAAAAGGATTCTGTTTTTTATTTACCTCTACTAGCACATCTTTTAAATCATAATTTTGTCCTACTGCGAAATCCTTACTTGTAAAAATTGTCATAAATAATCAATCTCCTTTAAATTTTATTTTTTAATTAATATAAAAAAGCCACCATTCAGAATTAGATTCCGAAAAGTGACTTAATCATCCCTTTTGTATTTCCTTGTTGTTTCGCTTGATCGTATGCTTTTTCTTGTTTATGTTCACTTGGTACATATCCTACTTCTTGCTTCGCCTTTGATTTAATACCATCAATTAAACCTTTTAACTTTGCAACTGTTTCATTTAATTTTGAATCATCCTCAATATGGATAAACTCTGCAAAGTCTTTCAGTCCTTCACGTTCAAACGCAAAGTTAATTTTCTCTGCCCTTAATGATTCTCGTTGTGCTGCAAGTTGTTTTTGTAATTCTGCAATTTCACTCTGAGTTTCTTCAAGCAACTTTGATTCTTGCTGTTGAACCTCTGTTTCTACTTGTTGCTGTTGTTGATTTTCTTCCATAATGAAATCCTCCTTTGATTAAATAAATTTAATTTGAACCCTGCCCCGACTAATAATCGGCTTGTCAATATATGTGCCAGAGAACTCGAAAATAAATTCGTTCAATTCACTGGCAGGAACATAGTCCATAAAAAAGACACCCACGTTTATTTTGTTGGTGTCGTTTAAAACTATAGTTTCTACTACTGTTTCATCTGTTTTATAAATTGTTAACGTTGGATTGATTGGGTCAACTGGTGTTCCTGTGAAGGTTTTGAAGTTAACTTTTAATCTAACACTATCCCCTTTTAACATCTAAATCACCTCCGAGTCAGAAGGGTTCTCAATATGAGATACATTACTCATATTCTCCTCATATGAAGCCCTAGAAACGTTCTCAGCGAATGATACGAACGCATAAGCTTTGGTATTCATAGGGGTATAAACGCTCACATCACCCTCTAAACGGCTTACAGTAGATAATAAATCCTTAACTACTTTAGATACCCTATAAGCAGATGAATAAATTGGTGATATATGAGATACAACATCTTGCTTTGAACTTCTAACACTTCTGTGGCTTTGTGTGGCGTTTGAATCAATTTGTGATAGATAACCCTCAATATCCCTAAACACCTTAGCATGACGCTCAGAATCGCTTAGAATGGTGTTTATATAGGAAGTTAATTCTCTAACTGTTCTTGCTTTCCTATTTATAATAGATTCAATAGGATTCATATATGATGTAACATCAATTGTTATTGTTACTGGTGGGGCTGTAAGAACTCCAAATGCTAATAATATAGGATAATCACCTTGAATTGACCAAGTGTTAGAGAAATCCCAACCACTATAAGTTGATTGAGTTTTCATTTCACTTGTGGTTTTACCTGTTACACCACTAACTGCAACATTAGGTGGACTTCCTGCACCTGTAGTACCTGATTGACCACTTGATTCCTTATCAAAGAAACAGTTAGTAAATACTACATTTCCACCATCACGAATAAAGCCAGCAAATCCACTTTTACTATCCCATGATGAACTTCCACTATAAGTTACTTTTCCATTAGAATATGAGTTTGTCACTTTAGTATTACTGTCAACCGAACCAACAAAACCCCCACCATAATAAGTAGTGTATAAGGTAATAGGGATGTTTGAATAAGAGTTTTCTATGGTACAAGTATCAATTTTACCAAGTAAACCCCCTGATTCATCTTGTGCTGTAATATTCCCACCTGAAACATAGCAATTCTTCACTGTTAAGTTATAAGCATATCCAACTAATGCTCCAATAAAGCGACATTGTGAACCGTTAATAGTTACATTCTCTAAGCCAACATTTTGAATAGTTCCATAAAATGCTTGACCAAATAAACCAAGATAGATACCAGTAGATTTATTTATGGTGAGGTTTTTAATTCTGAATCCTTTACCATCAAAATTACCTTCAAAACCACTTATCCATGTTGAATTATCATAATAAGCAATAGGAGTCCAATTAACCCCTGTCATATCAATGTCATTAGTTAGTTCATAATAGACGTTTCTTGCTCTATTATTTCTCATGGAATCTAAATCTTGTGGGGTGCTTATTTTAAATGGATCAGTTATTGTTCCAGTACCTTGCATACGGAATCAACCCCTTAATTAATCACAGGAATCTGAATAGAATGATTTACTGTAATTTCATCATCTGCTCCAATTAATGTGAATGGTTCATATGTTTCTGTACTAAATGGAGTGCCACCAGTAGCCACGTTATAGATAACTGATTTTACAAATGTTTTAGGTTCAACAATATCAGCATCCGAACCTTTTAAAACAATAGTGAGTTTCACTATCGAACCCTCAATTACACTGTTCACTCGTGAATCGCTAGGTGATAATCTTACAATTGGTGTTCCCGATTCATCTTGTAGTTCTATGTATTGCCATGAATTTTTTATGTAGTTTCGTAAATCCGAATATGCTTGAGTTGTTATCTCTGCCATTTACTATTCCCCTTTCAAATTACTAATTTGTGATTCTAGCCTTTCTAAGCTCTGTACTATTTTAGTTTGTGCTTCATTCTGACGATCAATTTGAGCCGAGAGACGTTCTTCTCTTGTTTTAGCTTCTTTGCGTGTGTCTGCAAAAAGCCATACAAACAGTAAACAAAAGACCCCCTGCGATAGCCACAGTTCAATTGGTATTTGTGATAAATCCACGATTCAATCAACCTCCCTTACACTGCGAATCATTTATCAAAAATAACTTTGAAAGCTAATACTGCAATCATGATAAAAAACAATATATCAATTAACATAAAACCGACCCCTTTGATTAATTTTTTGAATATATAGTCAATTTTTTGACTTAAAAAATAAAATAGGACACTCAAATAAATGAGCATCCTAACGAAAGTAGAGGTCAATCAGTGAAGATTGTCCAAGGAGAGATAAATGAAAATGAATAAAGATAAAGTATTGAAGTGGTCAAAAAACTGACCAAAATAATAAGGCATCCCCCAAACGAGATACCCTATCCTATATATTAGAGACTTTTTATCCAAAATATGTATAAAGTGGTGTAAAAATATGTATAAATAATAAATTATATAATTAAACGAATATATATGTCAACTTATTTTCTTTCTTACTCTTTCATTTTCAGCCGTACACTTCTTACAAACCGACTTCAATCCATCTGTCTTTCTGCTATCAGCACCAAAGTTATTTTTACTCGCTACTTTTTCAGTTTTACATTGAGTGCATTTTTTGATGTCGATTCCATTTTCTAAATCCTCATATGTATTAGCTAAAGTCTTAGAGATTCTTCCACTTACCATTTTCTTAATATCTGTTTTCGTTTTATGTAAATCGTACTTTTCATTTATGTATATAGCCATTAATTCATATGGATTAACGTTTCCATATGCTTTATCGAATATGTTATAGCTTTCATGATTCCCAGTGATTAGATAAACTATATCCCTTTCTATATCTGTTAAATCGGCAATACGTAGTAATTCTGACAACTCATCAGCAATGATATTAAATTGACTTTCTAGGTTACTTTTATGCTTAACTTTTAACAATTGATAGAGAGGAAAATATTCTCCAACCTTATTCCCTTTTTGGATAGTCAACAAGCCGTTTACGTGATCTTGTATCCCTAGATTAATCATATTAAAAATAAAATCACTGGATGTATCCTCTACATGTTGATGCCCCTTTAATTGACTCTTAATGTGTCGTTTCACTGGTTTACGAAACTCATCTAAAATCACACTCAATTCATACCCAATGTTGTTGTACATCTTTTGCAAACGATAATACCTATTACCACCAAAGACTTTTAACCACCGCTGTTTTAAATCACTTTTTTCTTCTTTAGTTAATTTATCGGAGAATCCATATTTCAATCCGATTTCCTCATACATCATATATCGCTCTGACAACGTAGGATATTTCTCTAAGCTTTCCAGTATCGCTTTATTACGAACTTCCCTTTTATAATCTTCACTAAAGTTAAAAATCCCATTACTTCGAGTCGTATTAAACTCTAGTCGATCAACATGAAGCTCCCAACCTTCTAATGCTGTTTTAGATATTCCTTTTTCTAAAAAATCATCAGTAACACTTATATCTAATCCAATAATCTGCTTATTTTTTCTGCCACTTACTAATCTATCAATATCGTATTTTGACATAACCATATAATCATCTAAGATATCATTTCTACTTTCCCATTCATGCCACTTGTCCAACCCATAATCAGATATATACGATAATCCAATTGCTAAGTATGTTTCTTCATATCTTTGATGAGTTTTCTTTTTCTTTCCATTCTGCCCTCTGAAACATGTACTGCTTATGTACTCATAAATATCTTTACACCCTTTATTTCCATAGTCTAATAAACCATCTACTAGTTTAATTCTTTCCTCTACAGATAGCTCTTTGCTCAATTTACCTTGAATTTCTTTAAGCTCATTACGATAATTCTCCATTTACATTCTCCTTTTCAATTTTTCATTTGACATTATCACTCACCACCTATATAATAGGTTTTGTAGACACGATATAATGCTACAACTATGTAAAATTTACATATCATCTATTAATTATAGATGCTTTCCTTAAATTTAGCAAATATATAATGCTAAATATTTTTGTGTTTCCTTCTCTTAATTTTCTAATAAAAGGGTTCTTTTAATTGTTAAAGATCACAAAATCTTTACCGCTGCTCGCTCCGAGACTTTGCCCTCCAACAAGCCCTAAGTAATGAATCCTTATTATAGTAATTCTTTCAACTATTTTAGATGATTATGTTTGACAAAGGTTTTGACGGTCTTTAACTTTTGGTTGAGTGTCGTGGACAACGGCTTTGGGCATAGTTGTTGCCTACGATTCAAGATTAAAAAAATAATCAAGAATCATAGACAAGCGACTGTCCTTTTGTATATCGGACTGTGGTATCCGTATTCGTAACACCCTATTTGTCGAGGATTATCCATCCTAACATTCTACTCTTTCAGATAGCCCTGAGAGTTTCATTAGCCCGTATTGTTACGCTATGGCTTTTCCAATACTTAATTCCTATCTCACTATGGAGAACTCAGAAAGGTACAACTAATTACTTGTGAATGCCTTGCGAGTATATCTACTCCTATCCTTCCACTCCGAACCGTTAAATTGGTCGTTCACACCATTCATGTACAAGCAGAAATAGGGAACTGCTTTTTTGTACACTATCTCCATTTTTAAGCGTCGGCTGGATCAATACCTGACGTAATTTATTTACTTGTGCTTAACGGCAACTCACAAGGGAAAACCCTACCTAAAAAAGACAATAAGAAACTAGACCTTGCATATACGATTTTTTTTTCGTAAAATGAAGGCAGGGAAATTCCATATTTAGTTGTATGGGATTTAAAATGTAAAACGTATCGGGGTTGAGTGTTTGCAGACACTTAGCCCCACTTTTTATGTTTAAATGTCTAAATTATTTAATGGGTTGTATTTTTCATTTTGTTCCTGTAATGCAGTCCCCCACAGATTTACGTAACGTTGTGTCATCTGGATATTCTCATGGCGGAGGATGCGCTGTAAAGTCATTACATCAATTCCATTTTGGATGGCTTTACTGGCAAAATAATGCCTAAAGTCGTGACAAGATAATCTAACTCCTTCAAAATTCAACTCTTTGTGTAACTTCTTAAATATTGAACTAATTGCTTCTTTACTTATTTTCTTATTCTGCTGACTACAAAAAACATAATCACCTAGTTTTCCAAAAAATTGCTCACAGTAAATTCGATACTCTAATAGTTCTCTTTTTAACTTTGTAGACATTGGAATAGAAGCAAGTTGGCGTTTTTTACCGAATACTTTTATTGAATAAGATTCAAAATTAACATCGCTCCATTTGATATTTACTAACTCTCCCCGTCTAACACCTGTCGAAATAAGGAAAATAACAATTGTTCTATTCCTAAGTGCAATAAAACGATTATTGTAAATGGCTTGTCTATCGAGATGTTTAAGTACCATTTTTACTTGGTTATCTGACAGAACTTCAATCTTAATTTCTTCTTTTATCTGCTTAATCCGTTTCATTGGATTACTTTTCTCATTTATCATTTCTTCTTCAATGAGAAAAGTAAAAAATGCTTTAAGTGATCGAATTTTATTATTAATAGTGCCTTCATTATTCTTTCTTTCATTCTTTACATATTGAAGGTATTTCTTCACTAGTGAAGTTGTAACATCAGGAATTATCACAACTGATTCTTCTACACAAAATTCATGGAATTCATTCAAATTTGTTTTGTACATTTTAACGGAATAAGGCGATAAATTTTTGAACTCCCTGTCCATAATAAACTCCTGAATACCATGTTTGATTAACACAAAAAAACCACTCACCTTTCCAAAATGTTTTTTGAAAAAGTAATATGGTCTAGTTAAAACTATCTTGTTTTTCACTTCACTGAATATTAAAATTGCCTATAAACGTTGATATACCAACCTTTACATGCCCTCCCCTTCATTCAGTACTATAAATATTTAGTGGGGGGACTGCTTGCTACCACACTCTTTTTCAACTCATTCTAGTTTCATATCCAAGCCGTGCCGATATTTTCTCTCCGATTTGAAT